TATTTATCAGCTCCCTTAGCTTTCATATACTTCATAAAGTGTCTACCTTTTGGAAGTAAATCAATCATAGCTAAATACATTGCTTTAGGAGGAACTTCTTGTAGATAAGGTTGTACAGCAGCAATAGTTTCTACCCACTCATATTTCATAGATAAAAAACGAAGTACCATATAGTTACTCCAAGTCTTTTTATCTGCTTCTTCTAACGTATCCCAATACTTTGGATTTTGAACGTTAGTAATTTGTTTAATATGGTCGAATAGTGATTTAGCCATTTGTTTCTTCAGCGTTTTTTCTATCAATCTCTGCTAATACTTTCATTTGTTCTGGTAGTAACTCTTCACAAATCTCACCACAATTACCACACATCATTACTTCGATTGGTACAATCACATCTTGCGGAGTACCAGTAATTAGTTTTGAAATTTTTCTAAACTTAGAACCATCGATGAATACATCATACCCACAATGAGCACATACAATAGGAGTTGATTTACCTAAATCTAACTTTGGTTGTTGTGTACTTTGCTCTGATGCTTTTTGTGGTTTACTACCACCTTTACCAATTATATTTGCCATTATATTAAATTTAAAATTTCAATCAAAGTTGCTGCAGTTGGAATCTCTTTATCAATAGCGTTAAAGTGTTTGTTCTGTCCTTCGGAAAGAGCAATAACTACATTCGCTGTATTTTGTGGAGCGTACTCATCAACTTTTTCATACAATAATGTGAATAATTCTGAGAAATCAGTTACTCTACTATCAATAATAGCTTGTCTCATTTTCACATATTTATTTCTTTTATCATCTGAAGATTTTAGGATATCTAATACCTTCATTTTATAATCATTCTCTAAAAGGTTTTGAGTATCTACTTTTAACTCACCTTTGATTGAGTTTAATTGACAAGTATTGATAATCTTTCTAATATCAGGATATCCAGCATCAATAATTGGAACTAAATCTTTTGGTTCAAACTTTACTTCTTCACTAGTCAAAATCTTTGATATTTGAACTGCTACATCCTTTTTAGTTGGAGGTATGATTTGAAAAGTTTGACATCTACTTTGGATAGGGTCAATAACTTTCTCAACATAGTTACAAGTTAATATAAATCTACAATGTTGTGAAAATGTTTCCATTAAGTTTCTCAAAATAGCTTGTGCGTTTTGAGACATATAATCAAACTCATCTAAAATAACAATCTTATATTTTTTGAATCCCATTGATGATGCGAATCCTTTTACTTTATTTCTTACAGTTTCTACATTGTTTTCATCAGATGCATTGATTACCATATAATCACAATCCATTGATTTTACAATTAGTTTAGCAAGAGTTGTCTTACCAGTACCAGCTCTACCATAAAGTAGAAGGTGTGGTACATCACCAGTTTCTAAATAACCACTTACTTTTTCTTTTAGGTGTTCATTACCTACATAGTTTTCTAATGTTACAGGTCTATATGATTCTACCCATAAACTATTATCAACTTGTTCATTATTTGTTTCTTCGAAAAATCCCATATTTTATATTTTATCTACCTACTTCGTTTAATCTATCTGATTTGAAAGTTTCCCAATCTTTACCTATACCATCGATATAGAATAAATCTTCAGGTTTCAATCTACCAGAATCATGTAACTTTGAGTATCTTTTAATTGCTTGTCTTTTCCACCAATTATTAATGTAATCAACACCCTCAACAAACTTCTTTTTCATTTTAAGTTCTGATTCCTCAATTTCTGAACGAAGGAACTCAGGTCCATTTTCATACATCATAGCAAGATATACTCCTCTTTTGAATCCGTGATGATAATCGGATGCTCTAATACCACATTCTTTGAAAATCTGAGAAAGTATCTTTTGTTTGATACCACTCACAGGTCCACTAGCTCCTTTACCAGTTCCCATAGATTTACCATTTCGGATTCTTTCATTAGTAATAGCATTTTCATACCAATCAGCTCTATTTTCCTTAATCCATTGATGCCAAGGGTCATAGAACTCATCATCAGGTTTCAATGCAATCTTACCAGCTGATTCTCCTAACGTTTTAAAATGTGGAATACCATTATATTGTGAATGAATTCCATAAAGGGAAGTTGTTCCTACACCTATCAATGTTTGCCCATACTTCTTTTTCCAATACTCTCTAACTTCTGGAACAGTAGTCATCATTGCGGTGAGTTTACCACCTAAAAAGTTGTAACCTAAAGGTTGGGTACAAACAATGGTGGATGCGATAGTTGTGTAGTTCAACTTACCCTCTTTGAATTTGTTCTCTTTATTCCATCCGATATAATCATCTCTTACTTTCATAGATGTTACATCTGATGCTAAAGATACTAAACCTAAAAGTTTACCACTCTTTTTATCTTTGATAAACAATTTCACATTTCTACCGGGATTAGCTGTCCAACTCATAGTGTGAATCATCTTTCTAAGATAAGTCCACTTTGTAGCTTCAGTTGAATCCTCTACGATTTCAACATAAGGTTCTAACTCTTCAATTTCTTTGATTGTTAGTTCCTTATTGTTGATATCAGTTGGTTTCCATTGTGCATCATAAAGAGTAGCGATTTGGGATTTATCTCTAATCATAGAATCCTCTTGCAACTCAACCCACTTTTTATAAAGTGTTTGTTCTTCTACACTCATTGTCATAAGGTAGTCCATATTCTCAATGAGTTTTCTTTTCTCATCTTCGAATATAAATTCAGGTTTTGCTGGTTCGGTATCCCAAAAACTCATAGTTACTTTTTTAATGGTTATTACTTAATCTCTACCAAATAGTAATTTGATACATACTCTCCTTCGGTAAATGCAACTTTAGATAATCCCTGCGAAGAAATTTGTAGAGATGAAGTTGATGAACCTTTGTTTGCTAATAAGATAGCTTTTAGATATTTTGCTGAGAATGCGATTGGTTCTACATCACCATCACACTTACAATCAACTGAAATAGAGATTCTATTTGAGTTAATAGAAGAATATCCTAAGATGATTTCTCCTTTGTTGTTTTTACAAGTGAATGTGAATGTATCAGCATCTGCTAATGCTCCCTTAGATTTGATGAATTTGTTTACAAACTCATTATCTAATGTAATATCTACATTGAATGGAGGAAGTGCTTTCAAATCAGGTACCGCTGGGATAACTGAAGGTGCTGCTAACATATATTGCATCTTAGTTCCTTTATCTGAGAACTTTAGTGCACCTGTTACTTCTTCTACATCGATTGTATTATCTAATACACTTAATAACCCCTTTAATTGAGATGTAGTATAGATACCAAATTCACCATCAGGAAAATCTGCGCCTGTTACTGTTACATCCCCTAAAAGAGTTTTATCATCTGAAATCATTCTAACTGAAAGGTTAGAACCTTCAGATTTTACCATTACTGATTCAACCTCTCCACCGAGATTGTATCGATTGATGAAACCATCAAATTTTGCTTTTTCCATAATTTACTTTTAAGATTTATTTTAATGTTTACTAATATACGAATTTATTTTTAATTATCCAACTAAAAAGAGAAAAACTTTTCAGCTGTCTTTTTGGAAGAGAGAACTTCTCCCCACCCTAATGCTCCGTAGAAATCTTCTAATTTCTTTAGAAGTTCTCTTTCGAAGATTTTATCGTGGTTGATATGAGTTTTTATTAACTCCATAATCTGAGGTGGGTCATTGTAACCATTCATAGCTACTGCATCTAACCCATATTGATTTTGTTTCAAATATACCCATTTAATTTTATCACCACCCTTCAAAGGTTCGTATTGATTTTCCACTTTGAAGTGTTTTAACAATTGATTGTATGCAATTGATGCTTTTACGTGTGCTGGTGTTCCACTAATGAATTGGAACATTGCCGTTTGGTCTTTCTTTTTAGGCATGTATTTATTTAAGTTTTTTACAGCCCCTGCTTTAGCAATCTTAACAACATCCATATTTACCAAATCATTTTTGAAATCGTAAACTCTATTTGTAAGTTGTTCTTCAGTATCACCTCTAAGAATTTCAATAAGAACCTCACTCATAAACTTTCTAAATGCTGCTGGATATGAAGAACGTACAACATCCAATCCCTTTACATCTAACTTATCAACAGGTACACCATTATCTGATATAATCCATTGTGCATATCGTTTCTTAGCAATCCAAATACCGGCTTTTGAAACATATTCTTTCTTAATCTCAAATCGGTGTTTATCCTTATCTACGTTGAATACCTTTTCAGCAAGAATATCATAAAAATCATTGAGATAATCTTGCATCTCACCAGCAATATCATTTACAAACCCAGCTATTGTTTGTTGGTCATTATCTTTCCAATTAGGAATCCTATGGTCTAAAAGAGGTGCTGCTGAGAAAAATACTGAATCAGTATCAATGTATATATTAGAGTCAGCATCAGGAGTATTAAGCTCCTTATTATATTTGATGTTAGCCATATCCGCAGTTGATTTAATAACTGTCTGTCCCGTTGTGGTAACAGCGGTAGCATTATCAACATCATAGAACCTAAAGGCAGGAAGGCCAAGCACACCATATAAAGAGTTAAGTAAAATTTTCTGAACCAACTGACGTTTTTTATACCATTCGTATTTTTCTTTTTCTCCACTTTTTCCATATTCTTTCATTTTGTTTTTGAACTCAACTCTCTGAGAGAACCATAAATCCAAAATATCAGGAATACAACCTACTTTATCAGTTCTATATAAAACACCATTTGATGCAACTGAAAATTTACTTCTTTCAAAAAACTTCTTTAGATTTTCTTGTGTGATTTTATCACCATTAATTTCCCAACTATCTCTCTTATCTTTTACGAAATCCTCAGCACTCCAATCAGCAATCTTACCCATCTTTGTTTCAGGTGAAATATTAATTGTCATAATAATTGATGGATATAGTGAAGTTAAATCCAAATCATATATCCAATCATACTTTCCAACGATTGGTGCTTTTACATAAGCTCCGATAAACTTCTCTTGCTTATTTTCTTTAAGAGCTTCCATTCGTTCTCTTCTATCAGCAGGTTTGTTAGGTGCTACAATACTTTTTCTTTTCAAATAAGTTAAAAGTGCACCTTCTAAGTATTTTGATGAATAAACGAAATCTTCATAAGGAACATGTCCAGCGTGACAAATACCTCTTGCAGTATCAATGAATTGAAGTTTTTTATCAAACTCAACTACTAACTCAACATCCACTAAGTTATATTCAATAAACTTCTCAATATCTTCTTTGAAAAGAATATCCAAATTTCCATCATATTCAATCTTACCTCTACCTAACTCTTTTTGTGCAATAGAATCTAATCGATATGAATCTAATTCTGAGTATGTAAAGTTTTTATAAAGTGAGAGATAATCTAAATAAGATACACCCGCCATAAAGTATCTCTTACGATAAGGTGACCAAAAACACTCACCGATTGGTGATAATCTATTAGCGTGTCTTTTACCTAATAATCGTTTGATACGATTATACAACATTGGTGTATCAAAGTAATCGATATTCCAACCAGTTACAATAGATGGATTTATCATCTCATATAACTCCAAATACTTCATTAACATATCCTCTTCAGTTCTGAAAGGAAGTACAATACATTTATCCGTTGTTTTCTCTTCTAAGATACCATCTTTATCCATAACCAACACCCAATATTGATTGGTAGCAGAATCATGTAATGCTATTGAAGTTAATTCATTTTCTGCTTCTTCTGGATTTGGTAAACCACTCTCCATTTCACACTCAATATCGTATGTAAGAATAACGTGTCCTTCTGATGGTAAATCCGAATCAGTATAAGTATCTACTAATACTCTTGTAGTTTCAGGTACATCACTTTCGAATAAATCAGGATCATCCTTTTTGAATTTGTAAATCTTACTTACTTTATCACCATATAAAGTGGTGAATGGGCCATTTACTGCTTTTTCATAAGCGTATCGAGTATAAGGAAATGCTCTATATCCTTGTTTATCATCCCAAATGTGAACGAGATTCTTTTCTCGTTGGTAATAACAATTTTTATACATTAAATTCTTTTCTAGCAGTATTAATAAAGTTTTTATCTACATTCCAATATTTTTCAATTTGTGATTCCCATAAAAGAGATTGGGCAAGATGGGTTACATCAGGTCTTTTAATATCACCATCTAATAACTTAATTACCATTTCCTTAAATTCTTTCTTGCCATTATAAAGAAGTGGATAATCATTACCCACCATTTCAGGATAACAAAAATCATTTGGTAGTAAATATGGTACACCTACTGAAAATCCATCAGTTGTACTCATACTCCAAGCTGAATAACCTTGAAACGTACCTACACCAAAATGTGCTTTTGATAACTGATTTAGATATACTTTTCTATCAGCTGCTCCAATATATTTAGTGTATGATTTACCCATTTCTTTTAAGGTAGTATAAACTTTGAAATCTTGTCTTTCTTTCCATAACTCATCCATAGTTTCCCAAAACCACTTAGAACCAGTATAAACACCTTCTCTATGATTGAATACGATTGTTTTATCATCATACCCATTTGATGGAGTAGCTGAATCACATCCTAAATACCAAGGCTGAATAATCTTATCCAACTTTTCAACGATATGTGGTTGGAAATCTTTAGCTGCGTTTTTAAGAATAACACTTTTCTGATAATTTGAGTTTACACCACAAACTTCCATTTGTAAAATACCTCTAATGTTTGTCCAAAATGAGTTTTCAGTTCTTGCACCATTTTCAGGTATTTCACTCCAATGACAGTACCCAATTATTGGTTGTAATTTATTATATATTCTTGATATCTTATATAAATTAGTCCATTCTGGTAGGTGTGACCATACTAAATTGAATTCTCCTTCATATTTCTCAATAGTTTTCTCAAAAAATTTATGAGGATAATCAACTCGCATCTTAGCTGGGAAACAATCTATCGGGTCCATTTGTAACATCGTTACATTCGGGTATTCAAAGGTGTTTATAATACCAGGATGATTATGCATTCCACCACCTGGATAAGGTAAAACCCACTCCCATTCTTTACCAATTTGTGTGTTATCTAAAAAAGATTTGAATACCAATAGGAACGAATCCCTATTGATATCCTTTACTTGTCCAAAATTTGTATAATTAGGTATTACTAATACTCTCATTAATTTATTATTTGTTTATTTGATTTTCTAATATTTGCTCTTTTGTTTCTAAGAACCAAATTTTCTTTTGAAGTATCATTACCAGCATCTCTAGCTTCTTGATGGTCTCCTTCAATTATTGAATCAGACCCCATAAGTTCTTCAAAAGTAAACTCCTCACCACTAGCATCTATCCAATCATTTTCGATAGCAGCTTCTAACTTATCCTTTTTAGTATAATTTTTGGTATCAACTAAAGATACAACACCAGATGCAAATAAGTTATCATAATCATTGTTGAATTCTTCAATCATCAGATTACTTCTAAGTTGAATATCATCTACTTTTTTAGCTCCACATTTTCTTTTAAATGATTCTGAATTTGTCATTTTTTTACCTGTAATTGGTTCTACAACAATATTACCATCAGTATCTTTAATGTAATAATCAGCTTCTCTTAATTTGGATTCCATTTTCATAAACCAATCCATAAATTTACTTAGATTACCAATCTTAACTTTCTTTTGGAAAGAATTTAATGGATGCGATGAAGTTTCCAATATAGTAAGTAATATGAATAAATTATCTAAAAGTGTTCTTTCAAATTTTACACTTGAAATTGTGTTTGTCATATCCACCACTTTAGATACTACTTTTGTAGATTTTTTTAATTTTGAAGTAGATTGTCCATCTAATCCAACCACAGATGATTGTAAATCTAATTGAGATTCTTTTGGCCACTTATAGATATCGTTCTTCAAAACATTATAGTAATAAGTAATCCACTCAGCAATTATCAATGAATCACCTTTCTTTAAAAGAGAGTATGCACTAGATAGATTTTTTGTATTATTAAACATTGCCTCCAATAGAGGATTATCATTCATATAACTCATCAAAAATCTATTGAATTTAGATGGTACGATAATTCGTCTTTCGTGATTATTCCAAGGTTCACCAATATTGGTATAAATAGTTACATCTACCATATCTTGTAGAGTTGCTTTATTTATCATAACCAATGTTAATGGTGTTTCCAATACTGCTTTTTGAGTTTCTTCGGGCATATCTTTAAACACCTTACCCTTCATATCATAAGCAATTGGAGTTTTTCCATCTCTTTCAATGTAATCAATTACATTCTTATCTAATGTAAACTTAGATTTAAGAAAATCTTCATATGTCTTTACCCTATGTTGACCATCAATATTTAAGTATTTTTTACCTTTAGATTTTAAGTCAGATAGGTAATCAATAGTCTCTTTTACAGCTGCATATTGAGTATCTTCTTTATCATAATCTGAAATAATTTCATTACAATAATTTAAACAACCCTCTATACTAATAAGAACTATTGTATAGATGTTAGAATGACCTTCGAAACAAGCTCTCATATGTTCAGCTTTGGTTTGGTCATCCCACTCTGATAATAGTCTTTGAAGTTGGTGTTTATCTACATGAATGTAGGGAAATAATTCTCTGAGTTTGTTTAGAGTTCCACCCGTTAGAACTTTTGCATCAATTGATTTTTTAAATGCCATAATATAATAATTTAAGTGGTATCGTTATTGAGGTGATACCTTACCCCATATTTAACAGTTTCGATATCGTTATAGAGTGATATCAACTCTTTTGTTTTACAAATATACGAATAATATTTTAATTATCCAAATATTTTACCAAAAATTTATTTCATTACTTTCTTCAGGTGGATATGTTGTATGATGTACCACTTCAGTATTATAATCATTTAAATCTTTTGGATAAGGTCTTATCTCATGCTTTAACCTTTTGATTAAATCTTTTTTCTCTTTTTTATTTTGAGCAAGAATCTGAATGTATCTATGTTTTGGTGGTTCTTCTCTTCTCCAAAATTCTTTGTAACCCTGCTTACCGATTTCTTTTCTAAGGTGTTCTAAGTTACCACTTCCCCAATTATTAAATACAGTTCTTGAGTGAATCCAATCAAATGGGTCATTAGATAGTGAAATACCCCAATTTGGCATCAAAGCGATATCAGTATTCAAACCCTGATAAATCCAATTAGTTGCTTTGTATATTCCACCAACATGTCCTTGTCCATTATTAGCATAAGATAAAAGAACTTTAATATTCTTATCATTATCCTTTAACCATTGAAAGGTTTTACCTAATGCACAACTTTCAATATTTGAACCATAACCATCATCTACATATAAACGAGTAAGTTCTAATATGTTATCTTTGGTTAACCCTTCACAAACTGAAGTGGATGCTTTTGCACCAACTGGAAATCCATATACAGCTACACCAACTAATTCTTGGTCATTTCCGAATATATCATTTTCATCCATTGTGTGATAGATACCCAATGCGTATCTACAAGCAGTCCAAGCGTGAGTATAGTGCTTTTTGATAATCATATCTTTAGCGATAGATTTAGCAATAGGAGCTACACTTACCTTAGTTGCATCTACATAATGTTTTCCGTCTACTTTACCCATTCTTTAAAAGCTTGGTGATACGCATCTACTCTTCTTATCTTAGGATTATTACCCATAATTTCAGAAGCAGTTTTCATCACTTCGTTTCTCAACCCAAATGAGTGAGATTCCATTAGAATTTCTTCTATTTCTCTTTCTTCTGTCATAATTTTACTAATATAATAAATTATTTTGTAATTTCCAAATTTATTGGGTCCATTCTATGAATTTCTTCCACAAATTCTTCATTTTCTTTAGGATAAGGGAATATTGGGTGTTTAATGTTCTTCATTAACTTTCTTCTTTCCCCACCTTTTGATAAAATGTACACATATCTATGTTTTCTTGGATTTTTCTTTATCCAAAATGTAGATGATGTTATTTTTTGTATTTCTTTGGGATTATTTGTTCCAAATTTTACATAGGAAGTTCTTCCGTGGTGCCATTCACCACCTTCTTCCCATTTGAAATCCCAACTATCATTGAACCTTAGTTTATTACCCTGATACAACCAATTAGTTGCTTGGTAAATCGTACCACAATGACCTTCTTTAGGGTCTGAGTAAGATATCAATCCTTTTATATGAGGTACGTTCTCTCTTAACCAATTAAATGTTTGACCTAAAAACCAACTCTCTATATTTGAACCATAATCATCAAATACAAATAATCTAGTTAGTTCTAAAACTTCAGTTCTTTCCAATAAAGGGGAAATAGATTGCCCAGCACTTCTACCAATCGGGTCTCCATAACAAGCTACTCCAATTAGTTTATCTTCTACGTTATCAAAAAAAGGATGTTCTTCAACATCCGAAGTAAACAAACCAATTGCGTAAGATACCTTTGTCCACAATCCACTATAATGATTGTTTACAATAATATCTTTAGCTACTGATTTTGTGATAAGACGTATAGAAAGTTTAGAAGTATCACAATATGTTTTTTCTTCTTTCATAAACTACCAGACCAAAATTCATTCAAATGTGTCCAAGTCTTATTCTTAACAATCTTAATGATGTTGGCTGAAGAACACTTATTGTTACGAGCCATAACTCGAACATTTCGGTGTCCCATTTTCCATAGTTTTCTGATATTTAAAACTTGCTCATCCGTTAATTTTGCGGAAGGATGAGTCTGTCCCCTTAGTATTGGCATTCTTTATAAAGATTCGTTTAACGCATTTTTATATGCTAACTCTGATTGTGCGCCTGTAAGTCTTTCAGTAATCTCCCCATTTTTTTCAATAATGACTGTTGGGATTGAACGAACTGAATACTTAGCTGCTTCATCTTGGTTTTCATCTACGTTAATATACGAAAATTTTACCGAATTTCCAAATGATTCTTCTAATTTTTCAAATGTTGGTTTTAACATCCTACAAGGACCACACCAATCTGCTTCGAATTTTTTGATTTCTACCATAACTTTATAATTTAATTTTTAATTTAACCTTCACAAGCTACACATGCTAAATCGTTAAGATTTAGTTTCTTTCTAGCAAACGCTTGTGCTGAATTCATCGAATGTTGGTAGTAAAGAGTTTTAACTCCTAACTTCCATGCATCAATCAATAACTTATTAATATCCTTAGTTGGCATATCAGGTGATACCATTATATTCAATGATTGTGATTGGTCAATGAAATCTTGTCTGATTGCTGCTTGGTTAATAATAGATGCTTGATTGATTTCTGCAAATGTTCTAAATACATCTTTTTGTTCATCGGTTAAGAATTCCAAATGTTGTACTGAACCATCTGCTTTTTTGATACTATCCCAAGTTGATTTAGTATCCTTTCCTAATTCTTCTAATAATTTTTGAAGAACTGGGTTTTTGATTGTTACCTTCATTTTGGCAACATCCTTCACATAACAATTTGACCAAATAGGTTCAATTGATTGTGAAACTTGTCCTAATATAAATGCTGAAGATGTTGTTGGTGCTACTGCATTAAGAGTAACGTTTCTTCTACCATATCCAACTAAGTATTCAGGTTCACCATATTTTTGTGCCATCTCTTCGGATGCTTTATATGATTTATCTTTGATTAGTTTGAATACTTCAACATTTAATTTTGCACTATCTTTAGTATCGAATGCCAATCCTTTAGATTGTAAAAGTGAATGCCATCCTAAAACACCTAAACCTAATGCTCTTTGTCTTTTAGCGAAGTTGTAAGCTTTTTCCATATACATAAAAGCTCTTTTACCTTCAATAGTACCATTATCTCTATATGCTTCAATCTTAGTACAAAATTCAGTTACAACTGCATCTAAGAAATAAGTTAGAGTTTCTACTGCATCAGTATCTTTCCACTCATCATAATGTAGTACGTTCATTGAAGAAAGTACACATACAAATGATTCTTCTTCTGAGTTATGAAGAGCGATTTCTGAACATAGATTTGAATTATAGATTTTTGCTCCCTTTTCTTTATAAACATCAACAGTGTTTTTGTTCATAGTATCGTGGAACATAATATAAGGATATCCTATTTCTCCTCTTCTTTGAATTACCTTTGCCCAAGCAGCTCTTTTATCTTTATCACCAGCAATCATAGATTCCATAAACTCATCAGTTACAGTTACGGCATGAGTTAAGTCTTGGATTGTAGCTCCTTCAGTTCCAATTTCTAAGAACTCCATAATATCTGGATGTTCTATTGGTAAGTAAGGTGAGAATCTACCTCTTCGAGTTGAACCTTGTGAAATATTATCAACAACACTTTGGAATAAGTTCATAAAGTGAACAGCGCCTGGTGCATGACCATTATCAGTAATTGGTGCTCCTCTACCTCTTAGGTTTCCAAAGTAACCAGAAGTACCACCTCCCATTTTACTCATTTCACCAACTTCAGCTTGTGTAAAAAGAATTGATTCAATATTGTCAGCAACATTTGAACCAAAACAACTTACAGGTAAACCTCTCTTTTTTCCAAAGTTTGCCCAAACTGGTGATGATAAGGAATACCATCCTTTACTCATATATCCATAAAACTTATCAGCGAATCCATCGATTCCTAATAGTTTCTCAGCATGGTCTGCAATAATTTTAATTCTTTCTAAGGGTTCTTCTCCTTCACTTAGGTATCCTCTTCTAAGAAAGGTAATGGATTCCTCATTAATCCACTCAAAGGGTTGTCTATCGTTCATAATTTTATCTATAACTGTTTAAAATAAGTCATCTTCCGTAATTGACTTTTGCTTTTTACTATAATTAATACTTCGTTTGTTAAAGAAATCGGTATGTTTTGTAGTTAGAATTTCATCATCAAACCACTCAGTAGTTTCTAATGATTTTTCATCTACACTAAATACACTATCGATTCCAATAGCGTTCAATGATTCGTTGAATCTATGTTTAATGAATTCTAAAGTTTGTTCTTTAGTAAGGAAATCTAAATCTCCTTTTTCAAATATCCACTCAACAATATCTGCTTCTGCATCATAAGCATCTAAAGTTGCATCAACTAAATCTTCTTTTAATTCATCAGTCCACCAAGATGGGTTTTCTTGTTTGATTGTATTTACTAAATCAAATCCAAATTCTGCATGAATCTTTTCTTCTTTTGATGTTGCCTCAACTGCATTACTCATACCTTTCAATACATTCTTATATTTGTTGAAAGACATAATAACTAAAAATTGTGAAAACAACGATACATTTTCGATAAACATAGAAAATAAAACAACTGATTCAAAGTAATCTTTGTTTTCAATTGCCCTACTAGCATTCATTGTTTTATCTAAATATTTAATTCTTTTTCTGATACCTGGTACCTGTAAAAGATTTTCAAACTCTGAGTTTAATCCTAATACTTGAATTAGGTTGGAATATGCATCAGCATGTCTAACTTCCGATTCAGCGAAAGTTGCACCAACTGCTCCAATCTCAGGTTTTGGCATTTTTTTGTAGATATCTCCCCAAAATGATTTAACAGCGATTTCAATTTGTGAGATTGCTAACATAGCTCTTTGTACTGCAGTTCTTTCTTTTTCGTTCAAGTGAACTTTGAAGTCTTGAACATCTGATGTAAAGTTGAACTCAGTATGAACCCAATATGAGTGTCTAATAGCATCAACGTATTCTACTAACTGAGGATATTCGTAAGGTTTAAGATTTACTCTTTTCTTAAAGATATTTGGTTTATTTTTTGAACGATAGATGATGTATTCTTTTGCTACATCATTCAAACCACTATCCATCAGTTTATTTTCCACTATATCGTGAATCTCATCTACATGAGGGATATGATTTGGATTTCTATAAATAGTTATTTCACTACTTCTTGCAATCTTTTCAACCATTTCTACATCTACCTTATCGATGCTTTCCATAGCTTTGGTAATTGCACTTTTCATTTTACTTAATTCAAATGAAACTTTTTCACCATTTCTCTTAATTACGAATCTTACGTTTTCCGCTGTTGTATCTACAAAGTTACTCATAGTTCTTCTTCTTTAATAAATGTGCCGTTTACTGTTTTACCTTTCCTATCTTTGATTTCATTCCATGCTGATTCCAAACATTCGGTTGGGTCTAACCCTAATTGTTTACTTAAAATTATAACTGTAACAAGGATATCTCCGATTCCATCGATAACCTCATCTGTTTTTTTATGTTTTAAAATTGCTCCTGCCGTTTCTCCCAACTCTTCCATAACTTTCATAGTTTGTTGTGGGATATTATCAGAAACAAGTATTCCCTTATCATCAGCCCATTGGGTGATGTTATTAATCAATTCATCAAATGTCATTTTAATATTGTATCTTCTAATTTATAATTACCTAAAATCTCTTCACCTGCTTTTATCGGTTTTACTGCTACCCGTTTCATCGAATCAAAGTTACCATCTTTTTCAGCTGTATTTGTATAAACTAATGGGTTTGCTAAATTAAAATAACAATCCCTAAATAATCTAAACCAAACGAGAGGATAATCTGATTTATTCAGATACGATTTTAGAATTAACCTTTTAGTAAAGTCTGGAAGTTCTTCAAACTCACTTCTATCAATCGTATAAACTCTACTTTCGTTAGGCCATAACATAAAAACCGGCTCACCAACTTTAATATCAGTTAGTGCAAATGTACCAATTCCATGTATTGGAGATGGTGCAATGTCTGTTTTTAAATGATGTTTGAGATATTCAAGAACTTCCATTCTAATTACTTATTTTCTTCTACAGATGCTTTTCTATAATCAGTTACTAATTTTTTGATTTCACCAATTGCTTTTCTAGCTCTTGATTTACCAGCTTTAGTTGGTGAGTTGTGATTTTCCTCAAACTGAGAAAATAGTTCTGTGATTTCTTCGAAAATTTGTTGTGAATTTGCCATAAATTTTATTTTTTATAAATTAATTAAATTAAAAAACCGAACACTCGAATGTTGTTCGGTGTTTATAACTATTGTATATATTGAAAAAAAATATATTTCCAATATGATTTTTAGTACTTTTTTGTTTTTGATATTTTTTAATCAACTTTTAAATTGACTGTTAAAATATTTTTTATAGAGTTTACCAATTTTGATAGTACTATCCAAAATTCTCTACATATTTTTTATGGAGTAACTTTTTTTCCATCTGCTCTCCATTAGCAGATTCTTTTTGTGTGATGATTCCATCTGAAGAGTTACCATCATACACCTCAATGAATCCAGTATTTGTATCCATTTTAGAAGGGAAGGTAATACCATCAGGTCCAAATCTATTTTTCATAATATGGAACCTTGCAGTATTGTTTAATTTATCTTTAGCTTTTCTACTGATACTCATAATGAAATCTGCGTTCATTACTTTAGCGTAAGAATCTGCTACTTTATCAGCTTCAATAACTTCAGAATCAATTGCTGAACGATTGGTTTGGGATGCTGTCCAAATAGGAATACCCAATTCACCACTAATACCTCTCAACTCAATGTAAACTCCACCTTGCTCACCATAAGTTGAATCAGATTTATTAGTGTGAGATAATAACAAATCAGCATAGTCAATAATTATCAAATCAGGTTTATTTCCTGCTGCTGTCATCTTCTCAATATGGGATTCTAATTTTTTAGCAGATATACCTTTAGGTGGGAAATACTTAATAAGAAGTTTTCCACTCAATCTATTGATTTTCTCTAATACTACTTCTTTCTTTTCCTTCACATCAGTTGATGGGATTTGTGTAAATACAGTATCGTATCTCTGTCCCACATAATGTTCTGATAATTCCAAAGAGTAATGTACTACATTTAATCCTTGCTTAACAGCTGCTGCTCCTAATGCACATAGTACCCAAGTTTTACCAACACCAGAAGGTGCTACTGCTACTCCTAATTCGCCAGGTCCCAAACCACCATCCATAAGTTCATTAATACAATCCCAACCAGTTGGAACTGTACTTCTATCAACTTCATTAGTTCTTTCTTCAAAATCTAAAAGGTAATCGTGTCCCATATCTGAATCCACTCCTACCTTCATTGCCTTATCTACTAAATCTTTGATTCTATCATAGTTACCAGCTTTTAGTAAATCAACTGAACTAACGATAGCTTGTTTTAGGTTTTGGTTGATACAAAACGAAGAAAACTCTTTCTTTACATAATCTAAGTCAGAATCACCAACTTTGGTGAATACTGATTTTAGTTGCTCTACTATACTTTTCTGAAACCCTCTATCTTCTAACTTTGAAACTTCTGATTTGAAAACATCTAACGTTGGAGATTTCTTAAACTCATCGTAATAAGTAATTATCTCTTCTGCTATCCATTTGTTTGCTTCAGCTTCAAAAAACTTTGGATGTATAATCTCACTAAGAGTATCCAATAAACGAACATCAGTAATCAAAGATGATAAAACCTTTGTTTGAAATGATTGCCCGTATTTGGAAAGAGTATCTATGTTCTGCATCTATAACCTAATTTGATTTACAAATATAAGAAAAATATTTGAATAAACCTAATTTATTTTGTAATAATATTATGAAAGGTTGAATGTAACCAATCGTTAATGTCTCTCCAATTTTGGAGTACCTTATATTTCTGACCTACTCTAAGGAAATCTAACTTCTTAAATTCAATATCATTCTCATTGAATCTATCTAAGATTTTCAACTTCTGATTTGTTGGGATATGGGGTTCATCTAACTCCATCAACCTTTTATTCATAAGAAGTTGGTCTTTTGATTTTAAGATATCATCATATAATTTGATTTTACCTTGCTTCTCCTCACACATTTGAAAGAATTCCTCATGTGTTATCTTTCTATCCTCAGAAAGTTCAGGAAACCTCTTTAAAAGAGTTTTAATACCACATCCTCTGATGCCTGGTATGTTATCTGATTTATCACCATCCAATGTTCTATATAATAAAAGATTTTCAGGCCAAATACCATACTCATCAAATACCATCTGTCTATTGTATAATTTCTTTTTAGTTGGTGAGAATACCTTTACTTTATCAGAAACCAATTGAAGAAAATCTTTATCAGTTGAAACAATAACAACTTCATTACCTAAATCTGATTCATTATGTTTAGTTAAATATGCGATTGTATCATCTGCTTCAATACCATCATAAATCATTGTTGATACTGGAAGATAATCTAATATATCATTTAACCAAACAAATTGTTGTTTCATAGATAATCTCTCCTCTTCCTCATCCATCATACCTTGATATTGACGGTTTACTCTAAATCGGTTCTTTTCTCTACCAGCTTTATATCCTTCGTGGATTTTCTTTCTGGATTTGGAACCATCTTTACCATCAAAAGTTACAATACATCGGGTTGGATTGAATTCTCTAATTTGGTATCCAATAGATTTGAGGGAGCCAATCACCCCACCCGTATGGTCACCATCCTCATTCATTGTGGGGTTGGTTGTCCAACTTCGGATGAAGGTGTTTAGTCCATCAATAATTAAAACCCTACTATTCCTTTCTCGAAGATGATTAGTCTTATGTTCCTCACTCACTTCGTTGAGGATATCTTTGTAGAGTCCTTTCATTATGTAGTTGTTGTTGTATAAGTGATACCTTCACCACCAAAATATTCTTCAATGGTTTCTAATCTATCATTTGCATCTACCAACATTTGTAATGCTGATTCTGCATTTTCATAGAAATCACCAGTTGAGTGGTCTCCAATTCCAGCAGGATGCTTTTCCAACAACTCCAAAGTAAGGAGTGCTTTCGCTCTATCTGCTTGCGCAGATGCTTTTAACATTTCTTTTAATTTACTCATAACTTATTATTTTTTTTAATCTTCTACCACTTCAGCACCTTCAGTATCTAACTTATGTGCTTCGATATCTTTTGAATCTGATTTGTATTGTAAGATAGTTGCTTCACAAATCTTTTTATAGATTTGTTCTTTAACATCTTCTCTATCTTCCATCAAATCAATAAAATCCTTAGATTGGAACTTTATTTCTTCTCCAGTATCCGTATCAATGTAAGTGTACCAAGCACCAGCTTGCTTCAACAACTTATTTTCTTTCATTACTCCTAACCAAGAACCGAAGTTATCGATTCCTCTATCAAAGAATATTTCGAAATCAGCTGCTCGAAGAGGTGGTCCCATTCGGTTTTTGATAACCTGACATCTTACTTTCATACCAATGGTTTTATCTTTACCATTTACCTTTTGTTTGATTTGTCCCATATTCTTCAAACGAAGTCTAACTGATGCATGGAATGCAAGAGCTTTTCCTCCAGAAGTAGTCCAAGGGTCACCAAACATAGCATTCATCTTTTGTCTTAATTGATTAGTGAATACTAAGGTAATTTTTTGCCTACCAATTAGATTGGTAATCTTTCTCATCGCTTTTGAGATAATAATAGCTTTATCAGTAGCATATCCATCTTTGCCATAATCAGCTGCTAACTCATTCTTAGTTGAAGCTGCTGCAACTGAATCTACTACGATTGTAACTAATTTATCCTTTTGTGTGGTTCTTACTTTTTCAATGATTGTTTCGGTAAATTCGAAAATTTGTTCTACTGAATCAGCTGATACATAAAGTAGCTTTGCTACATCTACACCAATTGCTTCTAAGAATTCTCTACTTACCGCAGTTTCAGTATCGATTAGAACCGCAACACCACCTTGCTTTTGTGTTTCAGCAAGGAGGTGTGCAGATACTAATGATTTTCCACTTTGTTCTAAACCAGTTACTTCAGTAATCCTTCCAACAGGAAGTCCACCATAAGGGCGATTCGAAATGGCAACATCCAACATAGCACATCCAGTTGATATCCATCCATCCACATTTGTGGGTGCATCATCCTCTCCTAAGAAGAAGGCAACCTTCTGGTCTTTGTTTGTTTTGTTTAGCTCGGAAGCTAGTTCCGCTGCTAAGTCCATTTCTTTTTTTGCCATTTATTATATATTATCCGTTAAACAAATCATCAAATGCTGATGCAACATCATCCATTTTCTTTTTCTCTTCAGTACTTACCGCGTTTGAAGGTGCTGCAGCTGGTGCTGCTTTAGCTTCAGTTTTCGGTGCTGATGGAGTTGCTAGAGTTTGTTGTGAAACACTCTCTTCAGCTTCTTCAGCTGTTGGGTTTAACCAACCTTCTAATACTGATTTCAACTCATCGTAAGATAATTCTGAATAGATATCAGTAATGTTACTTTGAGTTTCCATAAAGTTTTGATTTGCCGTTGCATCTTCCCCTAATGGAGTTACATTAGGTTTAACACGGATAGTAGTTACAGGATAAGAAGTTCCTGCATCTTCAGCTGATGTATATTCGATAGTAATATCTCTACCATTAGTAGGGTCAGTAATATCTCCATAATCAGGATCAGCGATGTAACCTAAGATTTCTTGGTAAACAGTCTTTCCGAATCCCCAAAACTTAACTCCTTCTGATTCCTCTCCTCTTACAAGTACAGGTACAAAAGTTCTTAATTTCGGTTCCATCTTCTTAGCTGCTTTCCAATCTTCTTTATCACCCATTCTTTTCAACTTTTCAGCGAACTCAACGATAGGGTCTGGTCTTCCAAAAGAAGAAGGAGACAAATACGTTTTGTTGTTGATGTTGTAATGGAAGAATAATTCAATAAAAGGATTCTCAGGAGAGAATTTGTAAGGAACGATTCTCACTTGGTGTTTACCAGGTGTGGGTTTCCATAGGTTAGATGTTCTGTTTGAAGTGTTTTGTAGTTTGTTCAGTCTACCTCTGATTGCGCTTAAATCCAGTGCCATAATTTTTAAATTTTAAAGGTTTATTATTTATTATTTAGGTTTTATTTTGGTGTCTTTCCTACACCTTATATAAATATCAAAAAACCCAATTTTAAGAGGGTCTATCTCCATTTATTTATACAAATATACGAAAAGTTTTTAACAATTCCAAATGTTTTTTGATTTTTTTTTGAAACGCTGATTTTTCTCATTTGTTGATACAAATATAAGAAATTATTTTGAGATTACCAAATTTATTTTGGATTTTTTGCAAAATCTTTTGTCCATTTGATAAAATCAGTATGTGGAAAGTGTTGTTTACTATCAAATGTATACTGTTTTACCATATGTTTATAAATTTGTTCAGATGATTTTTCAAAATTATGAGTATGTAAGGATTTATCTAATACCTCTTTACTAATTAAATCATTACCTGCCAATATCCAATTAAACACACCCCAACCAGCTGAACCATTGTAATGTGGAAAATCATTAGCGTTTGGAACTCTCCATTTACACACTTCTAAAATACTCTCAACTAATGGGTCTCTTTTCAAGTCATTGTGTACATATTTCCAAAATGGTGTATCATTTCGTTTTGTGATATAGTGAATTTGAATCAACGCTCTAAATTCATCTAACATCATATTGAAGTGTTCGTTATTTGCTTTGATGTTTGATTCTCTCATCATATCTTCTTTATAAGGAGATAAGTGATGTTGTGTTAATTCTACTAACTGAATAATTGATGAATGTATTGATGTTGCTTCTAATGGTTCTAAGAAGGAAGATGATAATCCTATTGAAAGTACATTCTTTTTCCAAACTTCTTTCAACCTACCACTATCGAACTTTATATTTCTAAGTGGTTCAATCTTTCTACCAGTTATTTCTTGCATTTCTTTTAGGGCTTGTTCCTCAGATACAAACTTATCAGAATAACAATATCCACATCCTAATCTTTCTTGTGTTGGTATTTGCCACATCCAACCATTTGGCATTGCCCATGCGGTTGTTACATTTGGAATTTGTTCATTTTCTTCATATTGATGTGTATAAACTAATGCTGAATTAATTGGAAGGTATTCTGAGTATGAAACCCACTCTGCACCTACTGCATTACTTAGTACTCTATTGAATCCAGTACAATCAATCCAAAAATCAGATTCTATTTCAGTTCCATCTTTTAAAATTACCTTTTGTAATTCACCATTTTTAGGATTTAGATTTGTATTAGTTATTGTACCTGTTTGAAGTTTGATTCCATTTTCTAATGCAATCTTTTTGAACCATTCACCAACTTTATGTGCATCAAAGTGATACGCATATCCAGTTTCGTAATTATCACTACTTTCGGCTTTTAAAAATGGTGTTAGATTTTTTTCCCAAAGATATTTGTTAGGACTAGATTCTGCAGCTACTCCATATTTTGAACAAAGGGTAAAATCTCTATCCAATGGCCATAATGAAGTTTGTGTTCCAGATAACGATTCAAAGAATCTATCACCTACTCCATTCCAATCTATACAATCAATTCCTAATTTAAATGTAGTATTACAATGTTGGAAAAACTCTTGCTCTCCAAATCCTTCTAATTGTGTTAGTGTTGATAAAAGTACTTTTTGTAGTACTCCAGTTGAACCTTCTCCAGCTCCGATTATAGGAATATCTTCACTTTCTATTA